CTGTCATCATCTAAGAAGGTAAGACTTTTTAGCCTGTCCAAAACTAACTGTACAGTTTCATCAGTGATTGTTGTACTGCTTGCAAGCAGCAGTGCTTTGATTTTTTCAAGCATGTACAATCACCACCTAATTAGCCTTTAGAAATGATTCTAGCAATAGCAATAGCTTTGTGGTTGAAGTATGAACGCTGTGCAGCAGTACTTTCACCTGAATGTACTACTTCCCAGTTAGCACCATTAGATAATTCAGCATCAGTTGGTGATAATGTAGCCTGTGATGCCTTAGTGTAAGAAATACCTCTTGGTGAGAATACTTTACGCTGTCTTACATATAATGTGTTTTCACCACCGTTGACTGCTGGGTTACGGTCAACTTCTGAAGGAACTCTAGCACCGATATCTTCATAGTCAATTGAACCGTCACCTAATACATAAGTTGTATATTTAGTGTAAGCTGGTACATCACCTGAAGCTTTAACATCTTCAGTAGGCATTGAATCAGAGATGACAACTAGTTTACCGTTCCATGTACCTAAGTCCAATTCACGCTCAATGCCATTAGCATCAGTGTATTTCAAGTGTGCTAATAAGTTTAAGTTTTCTAAGTTAGTAGATACTGCTGAATGCATGAATACTAATGAGAATTTTTTCTTGTTAGCACCACAAGCTTTAGCAGTTGCAGTATTTAATGTAGTAGCAGTCATTAAACCGTCACCTACAGCTGTTACGTCAGTAGTATGAGCATTAACGAATTCTAAGTTCTTAGCGCCAGTCATTGAGAAGATACCCTGAAGTGTAGCTAAGATTGTATCTTCATCTAAGTTATCTAAATATTCAGCTACCTGTGTAATGATATTTCCATCAAAGTCTTCACCGCCTGTGATGTCATATGAGAAGTCAGCTTCAGTCCATGCTTTAGCACGTCCAACAACTACAACACCACGTTCAAATGTCTTTGTTCTAGTTGCTGTGATGTCTGTCTGACCATCATAGTTTACTGCATCACCATCAGCTAAACCTTTTTCTACGATTGTTGCGTATCCAGTTCCACCCTGTGAAGAAAATGCTGATTTAATGTCAGGGTTACCGGCTAATGCACGTGACTTTTTAATTTCAGCCATTTTTAAATTTGGAACATGTCCAACCTTGTATTTGAAAGCATTAGGGTTGAATGATTTTGAATCAAAAATTGCCATAATATTTTACCTCTTTCTATTAGTCTAATTTTACATCAGGATGTGCTGCCATATATGCAGTTAACTGATCATATGACATTGAATTGAAGTCAACACCCTGTGAGTTGTTGACATTAGGTGTAGGTGCTGGTGTCATTCCTGATGGCTGACCACCATTACCGTCATTTGTAGGTGTCTTGAACATGAATTTAGAATCTTCAGCAGTCATTAATGTATTTAACTGTGTATCTAAGTCTAAACCTTCAATAGAACCGTCTTCTTTAACCTTGATATTGTCCATGTTGATATCTAATAAAGCTTTAACTGCTCTAGTGTTTAAAGCACCATGTTTAGCTAATTCAGTTTCAATCATGTTGTTAACTTTCAATTCCTTGATGTCAGCCTGATATTTAGCTAATGCATCCTTATTAGCGTTCTGTAATGTTTCAATCTGATTCTTCATAGCTTCAACGTCACCAGTTGATTTCTTAAGATCCTCTAACTGTTCATCACGTTGTTCAATGATCTTATTGGATTTATCCAGCTGTGACTGGATATCAGCAACTTTTGCTTTTTCAGCATTGATGTCATTACCGTTTTCAGCCATGATTTTATCAATGGTTTCTTTTTCAAGTCCTAAATCTTCTAAAAATTTGCGTTTCATATTCATTCTCCTTTTCTACGCTTTTGTAACATGGGTTGCATCCACATGAATTAGGTTGCTTTTTACGTCATCCCAAGACAATTAAAAAAGGGAATCAATACCAATTCCCTTTGTTTAACTTATTTAGTTCACGCACTGTATGATGTTTGTGCTTAAGTTTCCTTGGATAGTCATAATCATACCTGTCAGCATAGGTCTTGCCACATATCATGCACCTATAAATAACCTTTTTGACCATACAGTGTGTATATTTGTCTTTATAATGCTGTACCTTGTATTCATAAAATTGACAGCGGTGTGGTTTTAATCCTTCTGACATATAATCATCCCTTTCCAAAATAAAAGTAGGTATTTTCATACCTACTGTGTTCTATCTTTGAAGTACTCTTTCCAAAAAGGATTTTCCTGATCAAAGATTTTTACTTCTTCTTTTGTCATATTATGCGGATAGTCCGCATACATGTTATAAATCTTCTTTTTATCGAATGAAAAAAGCCATTGACCAATTTGGTCAGTATCAACCCACCAAATTTTGTCATTTTCATCATTCTTATAAAAATGAAGATCTTCATTATTTAGCATATCCACCAACACCTTTCTTCTGTTTATCAACGTCTGTATTGATGAACCCTAGCATGTTCTTTAAGAAATCATTGTCATTCATATGACTTACTTCAATCATTCTTGCATCTTCATCAAGTCCGAACTTATTGCGTGAAGTGCACCCAAATCTTCTTGATAATGTATATCTAGGGTTTCCATCAAAATCAGTCCATCCGTTTTCATCTGTTGTTTGTAATTCCAGGTATTGTAGCTTTCCGTTTTCTTTTCTAACGATAGCGCAGTGCTTTCCAGCAGCATAGTAATACTGCTTTCCTTCTTCGACTTGCTTAAGTAACTTATTAGCAGCAGCTAATGTAGATCTAGCAGTAGCCTTCAGCATGTTTTCATCACCTATTGCTTCCATAATCTTATCCAGGTTAAACTTCATAGCAGTAATATCCATACTCTTACCACCTCTAAAGTCAACTACATCAATACCATGAACCTGGCCAGCATAACATAGCCCAAGTGAAGCACATGAACCACCTGTTCTATCTCCACCACCGATTAAATCAATGATTTCCTGTTCAGTTCTTGGTTCATCCAATACCTTTGGTGGGTTGTATTCCACCTTGCCTGCATCATATAACTGATTGATTTTATTATCAACTTTTTCAATGAATTTCTGTTTAACTTTTACAGGTGTTGGTTCATCACGTTTGAAAGTAATCTTACCATTTTCACCAGTAATTGGTGTGAATCCTTTATGATCACCATTCACAAAAGCTTCTTCCCAATCATTGTACTTGATATCAGAAGGAACATAGTATGTACTACCGTCTTCTTCATTTCTTGCAGCACGTACTTCATCCACTGTAAATTCATCATCAAAATATGGAACTGTTGTGGTTCTACAGTGTGGATGAAACGGTGGTGCAGTTACACCAACCTGATAATCCTTCACATTGAAGTGCTTACCATCCATTGCCCTACAGATGGAAGATGTACGTGAATCAAGCGTTGCTAGAATCTCAAACTGATCAACACCTAGTTCATTCAGTTCATCCTTAGTAGCAAGTGAATTGAAGTAGGCTGATTCAGTCATGATCAAGCGTGAAGCGTTGTATCTGCTTACACCAAACTTGTTCATGATTACCTTGATTGACTTATCAGGTGATTTACCAGTAGCAACCATTGAAGTCAATTCATTTTCCACTTCATTGATTAGCTTCTTCTTAGAACCCCAAATACGTTCACTAAAATTCCTTTCATCTACAGCCCAAGGTTTAGCAAGTACCTTTTCAATCTCGTTCTGGTCAATCCTTGCAGTATCGAACCCAACACCCAAGCCCTTTTGAATCTCATAAGCTGAATGATATACACCATCCTTGTAGATTTCACCCAGGACTTTCTTAGTGCCTTTAAGCTGTCCATCATACAACTGTTCAATACTGTTTCTAACATTCAACTGAATAGCTTCAAGTCTTGAAATATGGAATTTAGCTGAAGCGTTCTCCAGTTCCTTCATCCATTTTTGATCAATACCGTTTTCCTTACCATATTTGATGTATTCGTTGACATTCCATTTCAGTTCAGCAAGTTCACTTTTCTTCAGCATCTTCTTAGCATCAGCAAGTGTAACTTCATTGTTATCAGCAAAACGCTGATACCATACCCTGATTTTTCCTTCAACTTCCTTTTGAGTTCTTCTATACTGCTTTAACAGGTTCTTGTCATAATCCACTGCTTTGTTGTGTTGTGCATCTTCAAGCTGTGCAAACCTGTCTTGCCAGTACTTACTAGGTGGTAGTTCAATCTTGTTAGGCTTTTTACCCATTATTCATCATTCCCATCAATGTCTTCCCTACCAGGAGGAACAGAAGTAGGGAAGATATCAGTGTATGGGTCAGAACGTGCAAGTTCTTCTTCCTGTTCCTTTTTCTTGCGTTCCATTTCTTCCTGCGGATCATCAACCCACGGATGGTTAGCAAGTCTTGTTTCAAGTGATAAGTCCTGTGATTTGTTGACATTATCAATGATTTCACTTTCATTGACCATCATGTCACGATTGAAGATCACTGTTACTGGTACTGATTCATAGTCACCAGCGTGACTGTTCTTGTAGTGCATATCCACGAACCACAACAGGTCTTCAAACGCTGCCTGAAATTCAGTTTCAATATCATTAGCATCAAGATCAATATCACTGTACATGCTTAAAATGTTCATCTGATTAGGATTACCACCTAAATTAGCATTCTTGACATCATAACCTCTAGCGTTTTCAATCAGCTTCTGATTGAGGATATCAAGAATTGACTTATAGTTATCAGCATTGACTTCAACCTGAAGTGTCTTAAGATCACCACCGCCCATGCTAGAATCATTTCTAATCTTGACTGCACCATATGTAGCCAAGTTACGTCTGAATTCACCAAGATTCTCACCATCATAGTTGATTAATACAAGAATTGTGTTTCTTACGTCTTCTTCCATGTTGTCTTCAAAGTTAGACATGATTCTATTGATGGCATCCTGGATGGACTTTGTTTTCTTGATCAATGGAATCTCCTTTGAATTGTACTTGAATGGAATCACTGGTAGTTTATTCCAGTTGTAGCCTTCAACACTTCCATCAGGTCTTGTATACTGGATGTATGGCATATAACGTGGTTCATCCACATACAATTTTCCTGAATCATAAATCATGCGGTATACACCGTCTTCATTGTACAGTTCAATCTTTTCAATTGTCTTTTGCGTACTCTTAAACTGCTGCACTACTGGATAGAAGCGAATAGCTTTTTCAAGCATTGTGTGTTCAGCATCTTTCCAAATAGGAACCACTTCATAACCTTTCATGGGTGTAAATGAAAGTTCACTCTTTTCATTGTAGCCAACATACACATAACTGATGCCTTCATTGATTGAAGTAAGCAGTACGTTCTTGATCATACGCATGAAACCCATGCTGAATGTATCAGATAGCAATTTGTTGTATTCTTTATTGTCACTTTTGAATACAAGTGGCTGACCTAATAGGTAGTTTTTCTTCTGATCAACCATTTCAGCATAGCGGTTGTCAACTATCCTTGCATTTGGTAGGTTGTCAATGGTGATAAGTTCACCGTTTTCACCAATTGCAGTGCGCTTTTTTGAAAGGATGTCATGAATCCCTTCATAATAACGTTCACCATCAAGCATAAGCATTCTACGATATGATGAACGGAATTGATTGATTTCATTGATAAGTTCTTCACTATCTGACACTAGATCAACCTTTTCTTCAAACAGGAAGTTATATAAGAAATCATGAAATCTATTCATGTCAGTATCACATCCTTTCTTAGTTAAATGACCATCCACCTTCAGTGTGGTCTTTTTCCACCGCATAACGCATTGCATCCATCAGATGGTTGAAGTCATCTACTGGTTTATTGATTTTATTACCAAACTTGTCCTTATCCCATGTGTAGGAACCAATTTCAGTAATGAAATTCACGCATCTTGGATGAATTATAATCGTATAATCCTGAAGGAAGTCAATACCAGTGTGTATTGAGTCCTTGCCCTTCTTAGCAGCCTTGACGTTTCTTAAGCCCAGTTCAATAAGTCTTGATATTGACTTAGGTTCAGCTGAATCAGCAGTTATGTGTTCCTTTGCATATCCCATGTTTGTAATCTCACGTGCTATCTTTTCATTGGACATGCCACGCTGATACATTTCATCAAACACCCAAAGTGTCTTGGCGGTAGTGTCAATAAGTCCACAGAAGAAAGCTGTAGGGTCATTTGTATAACCAAAGTCAAGACCAAAACGTGCACGCACACTGTCTATTGCACGTATTTCATCAATGTCAAAAGCTTCTTCCTTCCAGTTTTCAAATACTAGACCATCAACAATACCCCATTCACCAAGTCCAGCTACTCGATAACGTCTTGGATTGTGTTCCTTCATTTCTTCAAACATTTCCAGGTCATCTTCATCAAGCCATTCATTGCACTTGTAATTGGTTGTCATGGCTAATGTGTTTGGCTTAGGGTTGTCAAAGAACCTTGCCTTGATCCAGTGGTGTTCATTCCAAGGGTTGAGTGTCAGTGTTATCTGCTTGAATAATCCATACTGCTTGTATTCATCAGGAATAGCACCACGGATTGATTCATTGATCATGTCAAAATCTTCTTCTTTTGTTATCTCATAGGCTTCTTCTATCCACAACCAGCATAATATACCTTTGTCTACTGCAATAGATGTTACCTTCAATGGATCATCAAGACCTCTGAAGTAAATCTTCTGACCTGTTGGTACATATGTCAGTTCCATTGGCGATTCTTTTACTGACCACTTAGAGTCTACACCAAGTCTATGTATAGCCCATTTAAGCTGTGCAAAACATGAATCATGTAATGTACGTGCTACCTTACGAATAACTAACCCATTGCTTCCTGGATATGCCATAATCTTATAGATCATATCCATTGCGGTAGTTGTGGACTTCTTACTGGCACGTGAACCTTTGACTACTCGGTATCTTCCCTTGAAGTTCCAAAACTTGTTGTAGCCCTTGCCTATGCATTTCTTGAGTGAGACCTTTTTAGTGTTCATATATCGCTAGATATCTTTCTTTCGCCTAGAATAAAGCAAAAAACACTAGTTTTGTTACTAGTGTGTTACTAATCATCTTCATCACCAATGTCATTGACAATGGTAATTGGTACATCAGATTCAATTTTTGCTTTGTCAGTAAACAGTACATGATGCTTACCAAGAAGTTCAGCTGCCTTGATTCTATCACGCATGTTCGCTGGTACTCTTTGCACCTCACTGCAGCCATCACCCTGTGGAACTATTACTGTGTCCTGTTCCTTTTCAGTGACTACATCAGATAGGAACTTAAGAACATCAACTGCACTTAAGATTGACTGTTCCTTTTCCTTTTCAGTGCGTTCCTTTACTTCCTGAAGCATATCACTGTAAACTTGGGAAAACTTATAGAACTTACCATTAGTGTTGTTAATCATCACATGTACTTCTTTTGTAGGTTCACTGCCTTTGTAGTTAGGGTATGCTTGCCTGTAACATTCAGCTTTTGTAAGCTTGCCTTCTAGCAGCAAGTCAATAAGCTTACGCTGCTTTGCAGTCAGATCAGCATACACTGGTCTATCTTTGTTCATGCAAGATTCACCCCTTTCTTAAGATAACAAAAAAGGCGCTAATTTCTTAGCACCCTGTTTCTACAATTTCTCACTGTAATCATTATATCACATGATGAATCAGTGTTTCAAGACCTAATGTGACATTTACCCAGCGTTAACTGAATAGAATCTCCCTGATCACGTCATCACTGAACAGTCTTATCTGCAGTTTGTGAATAAGCTTCTTCTTCTCACGTGAGATTGTGGCAAGGCTGCACTGATAATAGCTTGCGATATACTCACGATCTCTGCCTTCAAAGTACTTCATTGGAATAATGTCATAGTACTGTTCACCCTTGATAAGATTAAGTGCATTGTCAATTAGTCTGATATAGTTTTCAGTCACTCTTACTGACTCGTTAAGTTCAGCAATCTTGGCTTCAGCCTTTTCCTTGTCAGTCATCTTGAATGTATCACCGTGACATGAATTCATTGCTGGAAGAATTGACATTGACTTGTTCCTGATACCGTATTCCTTGATTTCCTTGATCATTTCATTCTTGTCATTCACAACTGCCTTGAAGCTTCTGTAATTGTACAGTAGCGTTTCAGTTCTCTGAAATGCACTTCTTTTGTTATCCCTGATCATGTTGTTCTTCATCATGTTCAGTACTGTATCTTCAGATGCGATTCTTATTGCTTCTTTCATTTCCTTGTTCATCTTCATCACCTGTCTATTTTTAAATTGTTCACAATTATATTGTGTATCGGTTCAAGTAGTTCAAGTTAATCTCTTATATTTTATATATTATAGAATTGTTGTTGAATCAACACTGAGGATTCCTATATATTAAGAAGTGTATTTCATCTTGAACTACTTGAACCGTATGACTATTTTATGTAGTGTTTATCGGTATAAAGTACGGTTCAAGATGAATTCTTTTTAACTTGAACCAATCTTGAACTTTTGCGTTCATCTTGAACCGCATTTTCTCAACTTCTATCATTTCTTTTCATTCTCTATCACTAAAAGTCCTAAGATAGTCCAAGATGAACCCCAAATAGTCCAACTTACTTGAACCCATCTTGAACCCTACTATAAATCACTTGTGTAATCTGAATGTATCCATCCGACTATGTTATCCATGTTGATTCTTGCAACCATTTTTTCCTCATAAAATAGTTTTATTGTCCTATATGTCTCACTGCATACCATTTCAGTAGCATTAACCTCTATAATTTTTCCATCTTTTAGTAATATGTTATACATACTTTTATTCCTCACTTCCTTTCATATGGTTCATTCCACCAATCTTTGTTAAAACTCATATTGTCACCCCACCATAATGTACTTGTAATACTTGTTAATAATTCATCTGGAAACATAGCCTTAATCATATCTCCATTAGTAGCATTACTAGGAATAATTCTCATTTCTTTAAAAGCGTCTAGGAACATTTTAATTGTTTCTAATTCATAATTTCCACATACTAATTCAGTGTTGGTCATAAGATGTTCTTCTGTCTCTGCTTCAAGTCTCTTGAAGAAATCTTGAAACTTATCCTCTATGTCAACTGAAAATCCTCTATCTGGTACGTTAATTAAAATTTGCATAATCTAATCTTCTCTCCTTTTCCCATCCTTACAGTAGAAACCTTCATCAGTATACATATCCATCATAGGACAAAAATGGTATTCTTTATTGCTCCTTTTTCATCTAAGATATTTTTTCTCTATGACTTGCGTGAGTTCACTCACGTTGCTGCAAAGTACCTTTTCTTCATTAGAATTGCTTTTGCATTCTTTCTTCATGAAACATCCTTTGCAATTTTCCATTTTGCTTAACAACCATGCTACGTCTTCAGCGAGATCATACTTATTTTTCTTCATTGATTTTTTCTCCTTTTCTGCGATGCCCTGGTGGCAGGGTACAGGCATATGACAATGCGATGACAATATTTATACAATGGGAAATTCAAGAAATATTAAAATGAGAGATCAATGAATCTTTAGTATTATTCGTTAATTTTAATTAAGGTAGGAAATGTTATTATGACTAAAAGTCAGTTATCCTGTACCCTGCCATCAGAACACCGCTATTTTTTATGTTTTGTCAGAAG